ATCGCAGAGAGGAACTCAATCTGGTTGTGGTGCGGGGTTTGGGTAATGAGCGGCTGCTGTTGCTGACGAATCTTCCTATGCGCAAGAGCCGGGAGGTGTTGTGGTCCGTAGTGGAGAGCTATTTTACGCGGTGGCGAGTGGAGGAGACGATCCGGTTCATCAAGCAGAGCTATTCACTGGAAGACATCAGGGTGCTGACGTATAGGCGTCTGAGGAATCTGGTTTCACTGGTCTTGGCGGCGAGCTTCTTTTCCGCGGTCTACGTGGGGCAGCGTTTGCAGATGAGCGTATTGATGCGTCATGTGGTAAGAGCGGCAAGGAGGATCTACGGGGTGCCGGCCTTTCATTGCTACGCTTTGGCCGACGGCATAGCGACAATCCTGCGTCGTGCGGGCGGAGGACCGCTGTGCCGGATGCTCAGGGGCAAGCCGCCGCCGGAAACAATCCAACTGACCCTCAAGGGGCTCTGAAAAATGGGGAAACTCCACCTGCCGTAACTATTGACTTTCTAGTTGATTAGTGGTATTATGATTGCGGTTTTCCGTCATGCGGGCAGCATTGGGGAGGATGTAATGGAATCCTGTGTTGTGGATGCCACTTGAGTTCTCGATTAGCCCACGTCGGCATTGTGCCGACGTGGGCTTTATTGTAGCCACGCCGGTCAGACCGCAGGGGGGATCTCATGGGATCAGGCATGAAGATACTTGCCGTGTTGGTATTTGCAGGTCTTTCCATTGGGCTTGTCAGCACTGAGTGTCTCGCGGAAGTACCTGACGAGTCAAAACCGTCTGCTTATTCAGAGCAGGCTTATATTCCCGGCCAGGTGATTGTCATGTATAAGGGCAATGTGACTCGTACTCAGGCTAACTGGCTGGCCAGGAGATACGACAGTCAGGTACTGCGGAGCGGCTACAAGACAGGGCTTTATCTACTCAGTGTTCCCACCTGGAGCAGCGTGGAAGACATGGTTAGGGTCCTCCAGCAGGATTCGATGTTGAGTTCTGCTGGTCCGAACTTCATTTTGGGTAATGTCTCCTTGCCAGCCAATTCAGGCTTAAGCGGTCAGGGGAACTCACCCACGATCCGGGCACGTGAGGCGTGGGGTATCGGGATTAAAGGCTCGGAGATCGTCGTTGCGGTAATTGGCCCAGGTGCGGGTGTGGATCTTGAGGATTTGGATGAGAGAACGCTGCCTAGAGATGGCCCCGTCAAAGTGCTTCCGTTGAGAACATGCCGGAAGGGACCTGATGGCCAAGAATGGTGCGACCTTTTTGAGCTAATTGACGGGATCTATTATGCGGTAGACCAAGGTGTTGACGTGATTAGTTTAAAGGTCGATGCAGATGATGGAGGCGGGGCAGGCAGTGCGCTATGTCAGGCCGTCAGTTATGCGAACAGTGCGAATGTAACAGTGGTCGCGTCAGCTAGTCGCGAAGAGAATGGGACCGGTCGAGTGGAGTCTATTGCATGTGATCATGTGATTGCAGTGGCGCCTGAAGATTCAAACGAACTCAGATATGACGAAGATAGCCTTAGTGCCCGGCCAAGTGTTCCTACATCTAACCTCACTCAAGACTACAGGCAGGACGCTAATGAGGGGAGAATAGACACTGCTGGTCGTCCTACACATGTCCCGGGTCAACTGATAATCAAATTCAGAGATGATGTCAATATTCTGGATAACGAAGACGCTGAGGCTTACTTGAATAGAACATCGTCATTGCAGGCAGTCAATGATGTTAAGACACTCAATGTCGACAAAACACCAACACGAGGAAATGTCTACCTAATCAGCTTTGATGAGGACATTAGTCTGACGACAATAAGAGAATCTTATCTCAAGGATCCAAACGTAGAATTCTGTGAACTAAATCATATCAGTTACGCCCTTTACACCCCAAATGACCCGGAGTTCCAGAACCAGTGGGGCTTATCTAGAATTCAGGCTGATGATGCTTGGGATTTTGAAGAGGGTTCTGATTCAACTGTGATTGCTATAATCGATACGGGGGTGGATTTAGATCATCCAGATTTAGCAGATAAACTAGTCCCAGGTTATGATTTTGTAGATTGGTATAGTCCTATGCCTCCTTGTGATCCCGGAGAAGATTGTTATGGTGAAGATTCTAATCCTGATGATTATGAGGGGCATGGCACACATGTAGCTGGGATTCCTGCTGCCAACACTAATAATGCAGTGGGAGTTGCCGGAACTTGCCCAGGTTGTAAGATCATGCCTCTAAGAGCTGGTTATTCAAGTGGAGGAATAGGGCTCTTCGTAGATAGTTTTGTTTTTCCAGCAATAGAATATGCCACCATTAATGGTGCAGATATTATAAATATGAGTTTTGGCGCTGAGAACAGTTGTCCTCCTACTTCAGCAATGCAACTTCTTTACCTCGATCCAGCACATGAAAGTGGAATAGTTGTTGTTAGCGCTGCTGGCAATGACGACATAGGCACTATTCTATATCCTGCGAATTGCAATCATGTGATTGCCGTTGGCGCGACAGATCAGAGTGACCAGAGAGCAGTATGGGGTGGCGGTTATGCTTCTAACTATGGTCCAGAGCTAGATGTTGCGGCGCCCGGTACGAGTATTAGAAGCACTTTAGTCGGTGGGAGTTATGAAGATAAGAGCGGCACCTCTATGTCGACGCCATTCGTGGCGGGATTGGCAGCCTTGTTGATATCGAAGGGGACGACCGGGCCGGACAATATTACGAAAGTCATCCAGGAATCAGCCGTGGATCTGGGCGATCCCGGGTTTGATGACTATTACGGCTGGGGGCGGATAGATGCGCTGGCTGCACTTCAGTATTCCCCCTTCGTGACGGTGACCTATCCGGACTCGGGAGACACCGTATTCGCCGGGATAACCCACGAGATCACCTGGACGGCTACCGACACGGACGGAGTGGATTCTGTCAGCATCTATTACTCGACTGATGGCGGTGACAACTACACGCTGATAGCCTCGGGTGAGCCGAACGATGGAGTCTATCCGTGGCTGGTTCCTGGAACGCTGACAAACAACGCGCTCGTCAAGGTCATAGCCTACGATCCGAACCTTGTTTACACCGAGGACGCGAGCAATGACGTCTTCTCGATAGCTGAGGATCTGACCGGGCCAGAGGTTGCAGTCATCTCCCCCAACGGAGGCGAGACGTGGTACGGAGAATCGACTCATGACATCACCTGGACTGCCACGGATGTCGGTGGCGTGGACTCCGTGAACATTTACTACTCCGTAAACGGCGGCGGAAGTTACGACCTGATCTCCTCTGGCGAGACGAACGACGGTACATATTCCTGGCTAATACCGAACACCTTCAGCGACAGCGCATTGGTGAAGGTCATCGCCTATGATCCGAGCCTGAATACCGGAGAAGACGTGAGCAGTGCATTCTTCGCGATAGCAGACAGTGTACCGCCTGTGGTTGCTGTCATAGCCCCGAATGGTGGCGAGGTCCTGACTCCTGGTCAGGGGTATGACATCACATGGACCGCTAGTGACGCCGGTGGAGTTGACTCGGTGAGCGTCTATTGTTCGACGGATGGCGGGGACGACTATACGCTATTGAGTTCGGGAGAGCCCAATGATGGGCAGTACCCCTGGAGCGTCTCCCCTACGCCATCTGATAGCTGTCTAGTCAGAGTGACCGCCTACGACAATTCACTCAATTCGAATTACGATGACAGCGATGGGTTCTTTTCGATAGCGGCGCCTGTCTCGGGGTTGGGGCCGGGTGGACAGCTCCTGCTGGGCGTCTTCCTCATAGGACTGGTCCTTCTGCTCTGGAGATCGAGAGGAGTTACATCCGCGTTCAGACGATGATGGCTGCGCTCAGCCTCTCATACTGCCCCGCAGAGTCTGTCGGTGATACGAGTACTGGGAGGTAATATGTGATGAGATTTGTCTTCTCGCTTTTCTTGCTTTTCGCTTCGCCGACGTGGGCCGATTGTCCTCCGCACGCTGCCATCGAGCGGGAGCTGATCGAAGACGCGTGCTGTGCCGCACTTGCTTCTGGCGCGCTTGTCAACGCACCGGTTAGAACAATCGCCGAGCTAGATGAGCTTGTGGCAAGGATCTTCTTGCCGCTTGAGGATTTCGAGACGGCTTATGAGAATTTGAGCGTGGATTCGTGGGAGTCTGACGTTGACCAGACGACGACGATAACTTACGACTTAGCTGGACGGTCCTATCAATCTTGGGCTTACACTAAATCTACGGGATCGACCCGGGCGGCCCTGATCATCCCGGGCTCAGGAGTGAATCAATCAAGTGCCATCTTTAGGCGTGATCCGGCCAATTACCACTACGACATAGCTGGAATCACAGAAGCCGAAGGATGGGACACGTATGTTTACATCAAGCCCAACGAGGATTGTCTGGCCATTCACAATGGTGTGGGCAAGCTCTGCAACAACTGCCTTATGCCTCGGCTGATTAAGGATGGTGGATCATACAGTGCTCGGTATCTGGTTGATGCTCTTGCATGGGTTAAGAAATTGAAGACACAGTATGTAAGGACGGTTGTCATCGGCCTGTCGCAGGGTGGGGCGGCTGCTCTTCTGACAGCGCTCAAATCAGAGCCTGATGGTGCTTTCGTTGCCTCCGGCTGGTCGGTGCTAAGAAACGGGTGCTCGGGGCTGGACCAGATAATAATGCCTGCCATGGGTGGGCTTCTTCAACCATCTACAGTCTACGAGAGCATCCAAGGCCAAGACACTCGTTACACTTTCAGCTGGGGCCGAAAAAGAGACCGGCATCTATAAGTACGACGCACAATGTGAATCTACTTCAACGTACCTGGCGAACTTGAGGAACGTGACATCAGTGATCCATCTGGGGGAGCATGAATTTCCTGAAAAGGGTGTCATTCATTTCCTGAGACAGTTTACCGCCCCGGGTCCAAGACCACTGTTTCTACACCAAAACAGTCCGAACCCATTCACGTCGAGCACAACCATACGGTTTGCCCTGGGGACTGATGAACGAGCGGTGTTGTCAATATACGATTCAGCTGGTCGGCTCATCAGAACTCTTAGCTGTGAGGGGGATGAGATCGTATGGGATGGGACAGATGGTGAAGGTCATAGACTCCCAGCAGGTGTTTACACTTATCGTATTGGAGATATGGCACGCAAGATGGTGCTTGTTAAATAGCACCATATTTCATAGCAGCAACATTGTGTCCTGAAACGACTACCGGCGAGATCAGGATTTTCACACCCTACCCCTGCACCTCGCCTGACACGCGGCCCTGCAGACGCTATTAACCGTAGTCTGCCCGATTCGATCCACGCCCTAATACCATTCCTCTCACAACCTCTGCTGCGGCGCTTCCTGCCGTGACCTGGCCGTTTCGCTCGTTCGATGTGCGTGGTCGTAAACAACCTCCGACAATTCGCCGCGCTAGCTTGTCCCCACTTTTTGGCCCCACCCCCCCTTTAGCCTTCAGAGGAAGTATGCCCTGGCCTGGCCCGGGGTATAGGTATGCGCCCGGCTCAAGGGGAAAGCGATGTTCCGACAAGATGCCCTCACCAGAGGGCGGTTCAAGCGAGTGCCCTGCCGCTGGAAAACCGAGTTCGGCCAATGGGTCAGCGACTTCGGTGTGCCACGCATAGTGGCCGGTCTCGCCCGCGATCCCGACCTGCGCGTCACTAATCAGGCCGTCTACGAGTGGCTCCAGGGCCACGCACCCCGGCCAGCGAGGGCCATGGCGCTGGTCGAGATGTCGGGCGGGCGGCTCACACTCGAGGCGATATACAAACACGGACGGCAGATACGGAGCCGCGAATCCACGGGACCACAGGAACGATGAAGATAAACCTCCAGGTCCATAACGCTTCCCTAGTACGTCGCCTCCAGAACGGCCAACGTCGGCTTGCCTACGCCGTCGTGAACGCGATCAACAACACTGCGAAGCGAATCCAGCAGGCCGAGCGCCGGCGCGTCGAGGAGGAGTTCACAGTCCGTAAGACACAGTTCATCCGGCGCGAGGCAGCGATCATCAAGCCGTTCGCATCGGTTAAGCAGGGCAGGCCGTTCGCTGAGATCTCTGTCGGTAAGAAACCTCGCCTCTTGCTGTCGCTATTCGAACGAGGAGCTACACGCAAGCCTGCAACGTCGGGGGCGAGGCGAGTCGCAGAACCCGTGGTCGGCGGGCCTGCACGTCCGCAATTCAGACTTCCGGTGACGCCCGAGTTTAAGCTGCGGCGACTACGCTTTGACCGTACCTCCACCGGAAAGCGACGTGCGGGAGTCACGCAGACAAAGACCTATCTCGTTCCGGGTGTCGGGATCTTCCAGCGCCTCGGTGCTGAAGCGGCCCGCGCGGTCTACATCTTCACGAGCGGCAAGAAGCTTAAGCCGCGCTTGCGGTTCGTTAAGACCGCCGAGCGCGTCGCACAAAAATGGTTTCGCGAGGAGTTAGAACGCGAGGTCGTCAATGCGATAGCGAGAGCGCGGGGGAAAGGGTTGTGAAAGATATAGTTCAAGAGACAACATCATCAAATCGCGTAAGGCCGGTTCCTTTCAGCAGTTACAGGCGGGTGCCGGCGACCGCGGTTCTTCGTGGGTGGGAGAGATATGAAACAAGTTACCACTAAGGTTACCACCAGGGGCTCGCGGAGAGCAGCGAAGCCGTCCGGGAAGCAAGCGAGGAAGCGCACCAGGGGGGCCAAACCTGGGCCTGATACGGCGCCCGATTCGAGGGTCAAATTGCCCGGCAAGCTCGAACACTGGCCCATCGACCGGCTGCGTCCCTACGAGCGAAACCCCAGAACCCACAGCGCCGAGCAGGTCACCAAAATCGCGGCGAGTCTCCTCGAGTTCGGCTGGACGAACCCGATCCTCGTGGACGGCGAGGCGGGGATCATCGCCGGACATGGGCGGCTCCTCGCAGCCAGGGAGCTTGCGATGACGACCGTCCCAGTGATCGAGCTCACTCACCTTACCGAGGCCCAGAAGCGGGCCTACATCATCGCTGACAATCGCCTGGCGCTGGATGCGGGCTGGGACGAAGACCTCCTTGCTGAGGAACTGAAGGCTCTCGAAGGCCTAGACTTCAACCTTGCCTTGACCGGCTTCGACCTGGACGAGCTGAATGCTCTCTTCGATGACGAGACCACCGAGGAAGTCGCGGCCCCGGACCCGCCCGAGGATCCCGTGTCGCGCCCTGGTGACCTTTGGGTTCTGGGCGAGCATCGGCTCCTCTGCGGGGATTCCTCCGACCATGCGGCGGTAGATCGCCTCCTCGCCGGCGCCAAGATCCATCTGGTCAACACCGACCCTCCTTATAATGTGAAGGTCGAGCCCCGTTCCAACAACGCAATCGCCGCAGGGCTTTCCTCCTTCTCCGGCTTGAAGCATCACCAGCGCTTTGATCTCGAGCGCCACAAGGCGAAGGCAACCGGCAAGGGCAAGATGCGCCCCAAGGACCGACCTCTGGCCAACGACTTCGTTTCGGACGAAGCCTTTGATGAGATGCTCTTGGCATGGTTCGGAAACATGGCTCGGGTCCTTCTCCCCGGCCGTGCCTTCTATATTTGGGGCGGCTACGCGAACTGCGGAAACTACCCGCCGGTGCTCAAGGCGACGGGCCTCTACTTCAGTCAGGCGATCATTTGGGTGAAAGAGCATCCGGTGCTCACCCGCAAGGACTTCATGGGTAATCACGAATGGTGCCAACCACCGGGAACTCAGGTCCTCACACCAGATGGATCAACCGCGATTGAGAAGCTGCGCGACGGCGATCGGGTGGTCACATTCAGCCGCCACAACAACCTGATCCTCGGTCGGCGCCGCGGCTTCACTGTGAGCGTTGGAAGGCGGAGGTACGAGGGGGAGATGTTCAGCGTCGCCGTCGACGGCCGAATGACGAGGGCTACAGATGGACATCTGTGGAAAGCGCGGATGACGCCAGAGGCCAAGAGCCGGTGGTGCGTGTACCTGATGAGGCGCGGGCCTTGGTGGCGGGTGGGCAAATCCAAACTCTACACGACCTGGGGCTTTGGGCCGAAGCAGCGCCTACTAAAAGAAGAGGCCGACGAGGCGTGGATTCTCAGCATGCACCAATCCAACATGGACGCGACTGTTGCGGAGCAGACAGTAGCAGTGCGCTATGGAATCCCCACCACCTTCTGGGTGCCCTGCGCCGCCACAAAGCGTACGACCTCTGAGATCCAGCAAATCTACGACGCCCTCGACCCCAATCTTCTATGCGCAAATGCGTTCCGGGCACTGTTGGATCACCACCGGCGAATCGAGTACCCGTTGCTGCGCCGTGAGGAGTCGCGTGGGAAGGTCGCTGCCCGAGTCTCGTTCCTCGTGCGGACCTGCAATCTCTTGCCCGGGGTGATGGCTCTCCCCGTGCCGACACTGGGCCTCGGCTTCGACTGGTTGCCCGTCGACGAGGTCAGCACCGAGAGGTACGACGGCCAAGTCTACTCACTGGATGTCGAGAAGCATCACCACTACATCGCCGATGGAATCGTGACGCATAACTGTTTCTATGGTTGGCGTGAAGGGGCTGGCCACAAGTTCTACGGACCATCAAACGCGGTCGATGTCTGGGCGGTCAAGAAGGTGAACCCTCAGAGCATGGTCCATCTCACCGAAAAGCCGGTCGAGCTGGCGGTGCGCGCGATCCAGTACTCCTCAAAGCCGAAGGAGAACGTGCTCGACCTCTTCGGCGGAAGCGGCAGTACGCTCATCGGAGCCGAGCAGACCGGACGTCGCTGCTTCATGATGGAGCTCGACCCGGCGTATTGCGACGTCATCATCGAACGCTGGCAAACGGCGACCGGCGAGAAGGCGGTGCTCGACGAAGACGGGACCACCTTTGAGGAGGTTACCGCGGCCTGCGGGACCGCTCGGGATGAGTAGGTTTGGCCAGAGGGCGAAAGAAGGAACTCGTCTCACTGCGCGAGTATGCCCGACGCCGAGGGATCTCGCACGTCGCCGTCCACAAAGCCATCAAGGCCGGGCGGATCTCGACCGTCGACGGGAAGATCGATCCCGCGCAGGCCGACCGCGAATGGCTCGAGAACACCGATCAAAGCAAGCCGCGAAACAGGGTAACGGGCAAGCCGAAGCAAGCGCGCCGCTCTGGTGAGCCTTCGGAGCCGATGGACCTCGGCGGCTCCGAAGAGGCCCAAGGCGGAAACGGCACCGCGACCGGCTACGCCAAGGCGCGTGCTGCCCGCGAGCTCTACCAAGCGCAGCTCGCGAAACTTGAGCTCGACCGCCAACGCGGCACCCTCATTCGCGCCGATGAGGTCCGCGTCGGCGCCTTCAACATGGCCCGCAAGGCACGCGACCAGTTGATCGCGCTTCCCGAACGCGTAGCCGCCGTTCTCGCTGCCACCCAAGACGCAGCAGAAGTCCAGCGCATCCTTGAAGAAGAAATCGAACGGATCTGCCAGGAGATAGCGGATGCTGAACGGCCGTGACGTCTATGAGACAGCCTATCGGGCGGGTTGGCGCCCCGAGCCGAGACTCACGGTGAGCGCATGGGCTGACGAGCACCGCGTCCTCGGCAACCGCGCAGGGCACGCCGCGATCCATTGGCGGACATCAACGACGCCCTACCTCGAAGAGATAATGGACGCGCTCAGCCCTCGTTCGCCGGCGCGTCGCGTCGTCCTCATGAAGGGCTCCCAGCTCGGAGGCACCGAGGCCGGCAACAACTGGCTCGGGTTCGTCATGCACCATACCCCGGGCCCGATCCTCGTGGTGCGCCCGACCGTGGAGGAAGCGCGGCGGTTCAGCCGGCAGCGGCTCGACCCTATGATCGCGACCACACCCGCGCTCCACGATCTCGTGAAGGAAGCACGATCGCGAGACGGCGGAAATAGCCTCCTAATCAAGGAATTCCCCGGCGGTGTGCTCTTTCTCACGGGTTCTAACTCCGCCACCGGTGTCAAGTCGATGCCGATTCGGTGGCTGTTCTGCGACGAGATCGATGAGTACCCGGGCGACGTGGACGGCCAGGGAGATCCCATCGCGCTGGCCGAGAAACGCACAACGGGCCCGACGTACTCGCGTCGAAAGGTCTTCCTCGTCTCGACGCCAACGGTCAAGGGCATCTCCAGAATCGAGCGTGAGTTCCTCGCATCCGACCAGCGCCGCTACTTTGTCCCCTGTCCCCATTGCGGCAACTTCGACTGGATCCGGTGGAAAAACATCCGGTGGGTTAACGACGACCCGAAGACCGCGGCTCTCGCCTGCGTGGCGTGCGGAACTCTTATCGAGGAGCGGTTCAAGAAGGACATGCTGGCGGGAGGCGAGTGGCGCCCCACCGCAGACGGCAACGGCGAGACGATCGGCTTCCATCTCTCAAGCCTCTACTCGCCGCTGGGATGGCTTCCCTGGTCGGCGGCCGTCGCGGAGTTCCTCGAGGCGAAGGAGAACCCCATGCGCCTCAAGAACTGGGTCAACAGCGTGCTCGGCGAGACGTGGGAGGAGCGCGGAGAGACCGTTGAGCCCGAAAGCCTTCTCGCTCGGGCGGAGCGGTATCCGGCAGAGGTTCCGACCGGCGTAGGCGTCCTAGTCGCCGCAGTCGACGTTCAGGGAGATCGCCTTGAATGCGCGGTGAAGGGTTACGGCGCCGGCGAGGAGTCCTGGCTCGTTGCGTTCTCCCAGTTCCATGGCGATCCCGGAAGGGACCAGGTCTGGCTCGACCTGGACCGCTTCCTTCGACAGCAGTTCACGCACGAAAGCGGGCAGAAGGTACCGATCGCCTGCGTGGCCGTCGACAGCGGCGGCCACCACTCCGAGCAGGTTTACCGGTTCTGCCGCGCGCGGATCGACAGGCGCGTGTTCGCCGTGCGTGGTGGCTCCGAGCGCGGCAAGCCAGTCGTCGGCCGGCCGACAGCCCACAACCGTTACCGCGCGAAGCTCTTCACCCTCTGTGTCGACACCGCGAAAGAGATCGTCTACTCACGGCTTCGCATCGGCACGGCCGGTCCAGGGTACTGCCATCTGCCCGAGTGGGTGGATGCCGAGTACATCGCCCAGTTGACCGCGGAGAAGGCCGTTCGGAAGTGGGTGAAGAATCGCGGCACGGTCCGCGAGTGGATCAAGACACGCGAGCGGAACGAGGCGCTGGACCTCGAGGTCTACTGCCTAGCCGCGCTCTACATTCTCGGTCCGACGTTTGTGAGATCCCTTCCGGAGCGGGCGGCGACGCTAGCCCGGAGGAGCGAGACTCACGCACCGGAGGAGCCGACGCCAAAGGCGCCGCTGGCGAGGCGGCCCGGATGGATTGACGGGTGGCGGGGGTGAGTTCAGCGCTGCCTCTGTCTCCAGAAGAATCACTAGCCTGGTTTATGCATAAATCTTGGCGGTCATGATGATAAACCCCGCAGATCACAGTTTGCACCTCGTTTTGTTGGGTAGGAGTCGGCACTGATCGGCGTACGGGCTCTTGGGTCAAGC